CACGGGGACAAAATCGCTCGGGAGGTCGATCGTCTCGTCGGGCCGGCCGACCCCGTCCACTCCGAGACACTGAGGCAGGACCTCCTCCGCCTTCTCATGGTAGTCCCCGCCAACCTGGGAGGACTCCCCATCACCACCCTTCCCGAGATGATGTACCGCGGACACTCCGACCCGCTCTCTTCTTCCCTCGGTCACCTGTGTCTTCTCCAACACGTCCCCGCCGTGGACAGGTACAGGCAGGTGCTCCTCAAGGGGTGGTTGCTGCAGCCGGAGCCCGATCTCACCGGGTTGATCCTCGATCCCTACTCCATCCCTCTCGCTAGTCCCAGCCCTCCTTCGGCAGCCGTGGCTCGCCTGACCTCCGACCTTCTCCCGGACATCACCGGGAACAAGCAGTTCACGGAGCTATTCGCTCGCTCCACCTCGTCGGATCGGGACAATCTCATGGCTTACCTGCAGAGCATGAGACCGTTCTATCCCAAGATCGCCCACGACGTGTATAAGTCGACCCTGGTCGGCCTCCGTGACTCCTTTGCACGTAGGTTCTCCAATACCCGGACCCTGATCAACATCGGGAGGAGAACGGAGGTAGACATCCTAGGGGCGTCAGTGGATGCGGATCGGCGGGGGATCAAGCGCGTTCTCGAGTCACTCAGTCTCGTTTGGCGCGTTGCTCCCGACTCCCCCTCCTTCGGAATGCAGGACACGTACCGGGTTGCGCAGACGTTGAGGAGCGCATGGATGAGAGGGGATCGGCTCGAGGGAGTGACCACCATCTTCCCCCTCTCGAGCGGGATGCTCCGCTGGGTCCCCGGGCTTCGTCAGCCTCCTCTTGACGTTCCTACTCTGGTGGCCATGTCCCTCACCAGCTCGTCCGAGGCCTGCCGATCCACGCGAGGTCCGGTCAATCCGTACCTCGGGTCTGCTACACAGGAGAAGGCGGTCGAGAAGTGGGTGAGGCCGTCGGGGACGTCTCCTCCCCTCCGAGATGTGCTCAAGCTGCTCTCCATCCGCGAGATGGTGGCTGCCCCTGACTCGTGCCTATTCCGCGGGCTCACCGCTCTGGCCATGAGTCGGTCACTCGTTCCTCTCCCTGCCCTGGAATCCCTTCTCAAAGTACGCATAGGCGGGACCATCGCCCATCGGTATCGCACCCGGGACGACCCGAAGGGGACATACTGGAACAGTTGCTTCAACTGGCCGTCACACATCACCTTCTCGACCAACCTCTCGGGAGCCTTGGGGAGGAAGGACTATCCGTTTGACTACCAGGCAGCCATGCTCACCCTGGGAACACTCATGAGCTGGGCCGGAGCATGTGTCGACCGTTCGGCCCCCTGGGGGCTCTGTCTCTCTGTCGACCTCGACCGCATGTCCGAGGTGGCGGACGCCATAGTCGAGAGCGTCGAGTGGACCGCTCCTCTCTCTCCCCCGGCTGCCAACTACTACGCGTCGGTGACCGAGGTGCGACTCTCTCCACAGGCTCTGTCCTCGGCCCGATTCACCCAAGGTAAGCTCCGGCTCCCTGGACGTCCGGCCACTCCTCCCTTGGCGGTAGCCCTGGGGCAGCTCTTCCTGGCTCACATCCGCCGTTCCCATCCGGTGAGCACTCGGTACGGTCACTCGATCGGAGTTGCGCAACCTCAGCGCATGATCGACCTACCGGAGCTCGCTCTCCTCCGTCTGGACGAAGTGACAACGGGCCTCGTCTGGGCGTTCTGGCTCAAGATAGGACTCACGCTCGCCCTTCTGTGTGGACGTCGGGCTCGACGACCGCGTCCTCTCCTCCACCTCCTCCTCGACCTGGAAGTGAGAAGAGGAATTCCCGCGCTAGCTGGGACGCTGCGTGAGGTTGCGGGAGGTTCCCTCCCGGGGAGCCTTGGGGCCGGCCTGGGGCGCGAGAATGAGAACAGAACGCTCGCGGCGTGGATGCACCTGATCCATACCGAGGGGAGGAACCTGACTGACCGGATCCCCTTCCACCTCTTCGAGGCGGGGGGCCCGAGTGTCTCCTCTGTCCTCTCCTCCTTCCTCGGGCTGGTCGCTGCTCGTGAGTGTCTAACGGAGGACCCGGATCGATTCAGAACGGGAAAGACCCTGGCTCGATCGGTCAGAAGGTGCTTGGAACGACCGTCGGAAGTAGACCGTGTACGACTCCTGTGTCTTGTTGCCCGAGCCCTCCGGCTCAACGAGCTGTTCACCGTCTCGGCGACATCCCCTGAGGAAGTGGTACGCCAGGTGAGGGCTCGCCTGGAGGACCCCACGTACGAGGTAGGAGGGGAGGTGGGGGGGGGGGATTCCGCTCCTCTCCTCGCGCGCATCTACTCTCCACCTACCATCGAGGGGGGAGCGGAGGGAGGGGTATCGCTCCTCGATTACTCGACCGATCCTCTTCCTCGAC